TGGTTCAGATGCAATGTTACAACATGCTGATACATTAATAGGTATCAACCGCCCAGCTAAACAAAAGATTAGATTTTATGGGCCTGATAGATATATAATACAAGATGATAAGACACTAGTTTTACATTTTCTAAAAGCCAGAAATGGTGATACAAGAATGAGTTTTTTCAAAGCTCAGTTTGAGAGAATGCAAATAGCAGAGATGGATACTCCACCTCAGCAAGAAAGAAGATAATTATGATAAGCACAAAATTAAAAGATAATATTATGACTCCAGCTGAACGTAAACAGAAAGTTTCCAAGCTTAGGGAGGAGCATCAACCATACTTTGATAGTATTGGAGAAAAACATGCTTTATATATTCCTAAGATGGCCTATAGACCCACTGGTAAAGATGAACTATATGTATCATTTTTCCCTAGTGAGTTAGAAAAAGGTAAAGATATTTACACAGAGTTTGTAAGTATACAATATGAGTCTGAAGATCCTAAAAGAACTTTGTATTTAGTTAAACATAATCCTCATTGGAAAGAAGAGTATGAACTAATTACAAGTAACTCAGGATTTGAAAGACATCTAATACCTGTTTCAGAGTTAAAGCCTATGAATGATGTAACTAGTAGAGGACAAAAGTTTACTACTAAAGATGTCAAGCAGGACTTTGACAAAATAAAATTACCAGACCCAGAGACTGGTAGAGATATGCTAGATGTACTAAAAGGTATTGAGAGAGCATTATTAAGTATAAGTAATAAATTAAATAAATAAGTATGGCACAAAGTGTATTAGTCATTGCAGACTCAGGGACTGGTAAGTCCACATCTATTAGGACATTAGATCCTAAAGAAACGTTCATTATTAACATTGCTAACAAGCCTTTACCGTTTAAAGGTTGGAAGAAGAATTACGTAAATATTAGTAAAGAAAATCCAAAAGGTAATATGACTTCAGCTTCATCCGCTAATGGTATAGTTAAGGCTATGATGCATGTAAATGATAAGATGCCACATATCAAGACATTAGTTATTGATGATTGGCAGTATATGTCCAGCTTTGAATACTTTGATAGAGCTAGTGAGAAAGGTTATGATAAGTTTACTCAGATTGCGGCTAACCTAGCACAGGTTGCTAAGATGCCTAAAGATATGAGAGAAGACTTGACTATCTTTTTCTTAACTCATTCAGAAGATTCAACTGATATTAACGGACACAGAAAAGTTAAAGCTAAAACTATTGGTAAGATGATAGATAATACTTTAACTTTGGAAGGTCTTTTCTCTATTGTATTATTTGGTAGAGTAAAGAAAAATGAAGACTCATTAGAATATGGGTTTGATACACAAAATAATGGAGAAAATACATGTAAGTCTCCAATGGGAATGTTTGAAGATTCCTTTATACCTAATGATTTACAATTCGTAAAGGATTGTATTACAACTTATGAAAATTAATTATTATGAATGAAGTAAAAAGTAAAGTTATGTTTAATACAAAAGACATGTCTGCTGGATCAAGCAGACCAAAACCAGTAATGAGTCCAGGTAATCAAGTTGTTAGAATTAATTCTATCACATTTGATAAGACACCATATGACTCTGAAGCATATAATATTACTCTACACGTAGAGACAGAACCAGTTAAAGGAGACTTTGAAGGTTTCTATAAAGATATGAATGACCAATCTAAAGGTAGATATGAAGGTCAAGTTGGTAGAGTTAGAATGACTCCGTATCCATATAAAGATGCAACACTTCCAAGTGGACGTGAAGTATCTAGAGATCAAGAAGTATTAAAGTCTATGATCTTTTTATCTGAGCAATTAGGTAAGAGAGATGAACTAGATGCTATTGAGGCAGACACAATAGAAGCTTTTATGACAAAAGCATCAGCATTGTTTGCTAACAGTGATTTCTTTAATGCTTGTATAGGTTCAAGACAGTGGGAAAATAAAGAAGGTTATATCAATGATGATCTTTATTTACCTAGACCATCTAAAGATGGAGTTCCTGTAGAGGCTGTGGATACTGATACTACTAAGTCTAGGCTTATGACATATGATAGATCTACACATCTTAGAGAAATTGTAAAGAAAGAAACTCCAGCTGCTGATTCTTCATTTGAAGGAACATCAGGTAGTGGATCTGACTTTGAACTGTAAATAATAAAAGGGGTGTCTAATAGGTCAAAGAGATAATGACTTAATTGAGATTGAAGCTAATTGCACACCTCATCTCAGCCCCATTATTATTATGATAAGTACAAAGAATCTTGTATCTGATGAAAGCAAAGTTCCAAGTGCTTGGGTGTTTCAATACTATTTGGATTTACCAGAAAGTTTAACTGGACAAAATGTTAGAATACATTCTATATTTAATCCGGGTGAAAGAACACCAAGCATGTGGGTCTTTGTTGATAAGAATACAAGGCAGTATAAATTTAAGGATTTCTCAACAGGAAACTATGGTAACAAAATTGATCTGATTAAAGAGCTTTTTAGTATAGGCTACTCAAAGGCTGTATTCAAAATGATTAATGATTACAATAAGTTTGCATTAGAAATAGGTAAGTATAACATAGAGGTTAAGGATCATCCTAGATATAAGGTTGATTATTGCAGTGAACGGCCATGGAATAAACTAGATCAGCAATACTGGTTACAGTTTAACATTGGCAAGTCAACATTAGAGAAATATAATGTAAAACCTCTTGAATATTATACTATGTCAAAAGATGATCCTGATGGTGTAAAAACTATTAGGATGGAGTATCCAAAATTATATGGTTACTTTGACAAGGATGGTAAAGTTTATAAGATATACCAACCGTCACAAAAAAAATATAAATTTATAAAGATCAATGCACATCTGCAAGGCTTTGATCAGTTAGAATATAATCAACCTTATTTGGTTATATGTTCTTCTTTGAAAGACGCAATGTGTCTTAGTCAGTTTGGTTATAACCTTGAGGTTATTGCTCCTGACTCAGAGAATACAGTAATCAAACCGTATATAATTCAAAATCTTAAGGATAAGTATAAAAAAGTTATAACTTTGTTTGATAATGATACAGCAGGTAGTAAGGCCATAGATAGATATAAAGAACTATATCAGATCAATGGCTTTGCATTAGATAGTTGTAAAGATTTATCAGATGCTGTTAAAGAACATGGTTTTGATGCAGTACATAGCATGCTCAAACCTTTATTAATTAAAAACTTAAGACAATGAAGTGGTTTATACCGGGTAATGTACCCTCAAGTAAGAATGGTAGAAGGTGGACTGGTAAATATTTTATATCAAGTAAAACTGTTATGAAGTATAGAAAGGATACTACTAAACATTATCAGAAGCATGCAGCTTCTTTTGCAAAAGAGTTAGCAAAGCATGATCTTCCTGTTACAATATCATTTAAATTTTATAGAGGTACACGGCACAAGTTTGATTATATAAATCCTGCACAAACAGTTCAAGATGACATGGTAAAGCATGGTTGGATTGAAGATGATAACATGACATTTATGTTACCACATTTTGAGGAGTATGTGTATGATAAACAGAATCCAGGTGTTGAAATTAAAATAATTAAAAATGGAAAATCTAACAATAAAACAAAAACTAAAACTAAGAGAACTAAAAGATCTAGGGATAATAAGAGTTCAAGTACATTATAGTGGAGGTGGTGATGATGGTTGTATTGATAGTACTGATGCATATATATTAGATGAAAACGGTAAAGAAAAATGGAATAGAGATATTGTTCCTGATGATTTCCTTGGTATATTTGAAGAAGTACTTTATAATTTTATAAGTAGAAACGTTGAATGGGACTGGGTCAACAATGATGGCGGCTATGGAAGTTTAGAAATTAATGTTGATACAGGAGATTTAACTATTCATCATACACAAAGACATACTGAAGACTATGAATATCCTGTAAAGGAAAATCCTTTTTCTAAAGTTTTAGCATAATGGCTCATCCATTATTGCATTCTAAATCTTCTGCAAGAAAGTTTGGAGGTAAACCTGAAGACTACAACCACATCCATGATTGGATGGATGAAACTAAAAGTTGGTTAGGTTCTTCTATGCACAGAATGTTTAGACATCACAGTGAAGGTATCTTTGCTTGTGAAGACAGATTTGGTAAATCATTTAAGAATTCAGATGGTAAAACCGTATATACTAGATATGTTGCAGAGCAGCATGTAAGGGAGGATTGTAATAATTATATACCTACCGCAAAGGAATGGTTAGACATTCTTAATAGTAATAAAACGCCTGTATGGGCATTAAAAACAATGAAAATAAATGATTGAATTAACCTTAGAATTATATTTACAAAATAAAAGATTAATAAATGGATCAGATGAAGATATGCATATAGGTATATCTAATCTTATGAATATGAATGTTTCTGATACAGTGATTATAGCAATTGCTAAATCATTAAATAGTGAACGCAGGAATAGTTTTATAACAAAGATTGGTAGAGCAGGAAATTTTAATACAGAAACAGAGGCTATAGAAAGGATGAGTGAACTTAGAGATAAGTGTAAGCCTTGGAGTGAGATATTTCAAGTTCTTAAAAAGAAATCTATTTCTAATATAGAAAAAGAAATAGTAAAGTATGAAATTACTAATCTGTATCTAGTTCAATTAAGTGATAAAAATTTTGTAAAGAAAATTAATTTAGAATTAGCATGGTAAATATATCAGATATTCTTGCTAGAGCAAGTAAATCTCTAATCTTAGATGAGCCCTATTATGGGCTCTTTTTGATTGGACTAAACAAACAAATACGTAAAGACATACCTACTGCAGGTGTGAGTAAAAATGGTATAGGTGTTCAACTATCTATTAACCCAGGTTTCTTTGCTGATCTTAATGAGAAACAAAGAATAGGATTATTAAAACATGAGTTATTGCACGTGTCTTTTGGACATATAACAATGAGAGATAGATTTAGTAATCATAAACTATTTAATATTGCTGCAGATCTTGAGATTAATCAATATATAGCCGCTGATCAGTTACCTGAAGGTGGTTTGACTCTTGATATGTTTCCTGAATTAAATCTTCCTGTAAAGGCTGGTACTACTAAATACTATGAGTTGCTTGAAAAAGAACAAAATTCTGGTAATTGTCCAACTTTAGACTCTTTATTAGATCAAATGGATGGTGATAGTCAGTATTGTCATGGTACATGGAAGGAGTTTGAAGATCTTACAGAAGCTGAACAGAAGCTTGTAGAAAAACAAGTGCAGCATCAGATGAAAGAAACTGCAGAGCAAACTGAAAAAAGACGTGGTAATATACCAGGGGAGCTTGCAGATCTTATTAGTAGACTTAGAAATATTGAACCACCAAAGTTTGATTGGAAAGGATACTTAAGAAGGTTTGTTGGTAATTCTAGTGTATCATATACTAAGAAGTTAAGACGTAAGTATAACAAAAGATATGTAGAAAATCCGGGTCTTAAAATAAAATTCAAAAATAATATACTAGTTGGTGTTGACACATCAGGATCTGTATCTAATGATGAATTAAAAGAATTTATGAATGAGTTAGTGCATATGCATAAGACTGGTCACAAGATTACAGTTGCACAATGTGATACACAATTAAATTCTGTAGAAGAGTTCAATCCAAGAAAGGATTGGGAGATCAAAGGTAGAGGTGGTACAAGCTTTCAACCTGTAATAGATCATTTTAATGAAAGAAAGGGTAAATATACTGCTCTTATATATTTAACAGATGGAGAAGCGTATACTCCGGAGAACTGTCCACACAATACCTTATGGGTACATAGTTCTCGTTGCAATATTAATGAAGACTTACCAGGTCTTAAAATTCAATTAAATTAAAATTATGGCACAAGTAAACTTAAACATTGATGAATTAAAAGGTTTTGTTAACCACATAGTAAAGAACAATAGGTTCTTACAAGAAGGAGGTAAAAATCCTGTAGCTGTTGAAGTAGTAGGTGAATCAGGTATTGGTAAAACTACTGCTGTATTACAGCTAGCTAAAGAAAACAATCTTAACTTTGTTAAGCTAAATCTTGCACAGATAGAAGAGTTGGGTGACCTTGTAGGTTTTCCTGTTCGTCAGTTCCAGATGTACAAAGAGAAGCAAGTAGCAAAGAAGATTGATGATCTTAATTATACAGCAGCACAGAAGGCTGCAGCAGCTGCACAAGTTAGTAATGCTGCTGTTACAAAGAAAGTTGGACAGTGGGTTGATGAACTTGCAGTTGAAGAATACCTTAGACAAGGTTGGAAAATGACTGGTAAGAATAGAATGTCTTACTGTGCACCTGAGTGGATTGCAGACAAGAAAGATGGAGGTATACTTCTTCTTGATGACTGGAACCGTGCAGATGTTAGATTCATACAAGCTGTTATGGAACTTGTAGATAGACAACAATATATCTCATGGTCTTTACCAAAAGACTGGCATATTATATTAACTAGTAATCCAGATAATGGAGACTATATGGTTAATAGTATTGACTCAGCACAAAAGACTAGATATATTACTGCTAATCTTAAGTTTGATGTGGAAGTATGGGCTCGTTGGGCAGAAGAAGAGGGTATTGATACTAGATGTATTAACTTTTTATTACTACACCCGGAGCTTGTAACACAAGAGACTAATGCAAGATCTATTACAGCATTCTTTAATGCTATATCTAGCTTTGAATCTTTTGAAGACAACTTGTCTATGATTCAAATGATTGGTGAAGGTAGTGTTGGTGATGCATTTGCATCTATGTTCACTACATTTATTAATAATAAGCTTGATAAGCTTGTAACACCTAAAGATTTATTGACTCATGATAATGAGCAGTATATTCTTGGTGAACTAAGAGGCTGTGTTGGTAAGGATGATACATATAGAGCAGACATTGCATCAACTCTGGCTACCAGATTGGCAAACTATTCTGTTGTATATTCTAAAGAAAATACTGTCTCACAAAAAATTACTGATAGATTGATTGCATTATGTACTAAAGATTACTTTACTGATGATCTTAAGTATCTTGTTGTGCGTACAATTTTTAACGGTAATAAATCTAAGTTTAATAAAATGATGATGAATCCTGAAATCATCAAAATGACCGTAAAATAATATGGCAAGAGCAATACACCAGGAGTTTAATCCTGATGCTATTGAACATTTCTCTATTGACTGTGACCCTTATGGGGTCATGGTTGATAGAAATGGTACAATAGAAACCGTTTATATTGATGAGTCAAACTACACTTCTAAGAAAATAGAAGAAATTCTTGACAAAAGTGATTGTGATGTTCAACCGGACATGACACTATATAAAAAAGCATTTGTACTTCCTAGCTGCCCTGTTTCTACTGACAGAATCAAAGCTGCATTAAAAGAACATGGTATAAGTATTACTAAAGATCTTGATGCTGCTGATGTTATAATATCTCACAGGTATCTTGGTACACAAACAGATACATCTGAAAATATTAATCATAATTATTTATTAAATACTATATATAATCATGATTCTATTGATAGTGGATGTACAGAAGTTGATGATTATTGTGCAGCAAACGCAAGAGGTAATGAATTAGCTAGAGTTATATATTGTAGCAAAGTTCTAGAAGGATTTGTTGGTAACTATAAAGCTAACAGATTGGAGTTTCCTTATGATGCATATATGATCACTGGTCTTGCAGTTAATGCTGCATATGCAGTTGAGATGGGTAAGCCAATATTTGATGTAGAAAAAGTTATGCATCAGTCAGCTACTAAAATTAAATTAGATGAAAGACTTTTACAAGATCTAATATCTATGAAAAATAGTGGTTCTGGTGATGACTGGAATATGATAGGAGCTATACTACCTACCATTGATTATAGATATAATCACCATTTACTATGGACATTATCTTATGAATTGTATAGTAACATGTACATGTATAATAGGAATAAAGATGTTCAGTATTGGAAAAGGGCATCTAGAATAGATGAGTATTATCATAGGTCTGCACTGGATCAAATCCAGTGGATGAAAGAAGAGAAGGTTCTTAATAAGGAATCTTTTAAGTATCTAGAATCTATTGTTAGAAAAGAAATAAGAATAGATAATAGAGATTTATATGTATTTAAAGTGAGTGTTAAACCAGAATATAAAAAGTATTTAAAATGAAAAAAGTATATAAAATAGATATAAATTCTTCTGATAAAGAAAATTTTGAGTTTAGTGTAAGTCACATGGGTTATTTTATGCGTAATAAAAGTAGTAGAACTTATTCAGATTTAAAGATTGAAGACTATGTAAAATGTTTACAACCTGATTCTAAGTGGTTAACTGCTAATGTTAATAAGGTTTATAGATTACCACATCTACAATTATCAAGGGATAAGCTATCTATATTACAAGAAAAGTGTAAGTTTAAAAATACACGTAACATAGATGATGCTGATCTTGTTATTGTAGGTAAGAATACTATAGAAAAATTAACAAAAACTTATTGGACTGGTACAACTAAAATGGATACTAATATAAGATCAAAGTTAGTTAGTGCTGTTAATTCTTGTAAACTAGATGGACAACATAAACTTTGGGTTGAGGAGCAATTAGATTCTATAGAAGATGATGCTTATTTTAATATAAGCTCAGGCTATTATTATTACAATAATAACAATGAATATACAAAGTTTCATGAGGACTTTCTTAATTGTTTGAATATTAAATCAAACTACTTAGATTATATTCCTTTAGATATGTATGATGCATATGCTAGTATTATGAATTCTAATTATAGTTTTGTTAGTGATGAACATATGAATAAACTGTGTACAGAAGATTCAGTTGTTTTAACTAAAGAAACATTTAAGAATATTCATAAGCTTGTTACATCTCCTGATAAGGAGAATGTTACTGTTGGTATGACTATGATGGCTAATTGTAATGAAGAAGCATCAAAAACATATCTTGCATTGTTATTTGCTTTTGATTCTGAGAATATGAAAGTATCTAATGTATGGAATACCGTTAACTTTAAGTCTTTAAAGAAGTTGTATGAGAAATATATTAATCTATCATTAGGACAATGGGGTAATGCATATGATTATTTAATTAAAAATATGTGTAAAGATAAATGTCTTACTATCTTTGCATCAAGAGTAATTGCTAATACTATGTTTAAACGTGTGTTGTCTGGTTATTCTGGTGCAGGTACAAGAGAGAGTGTCTTTACATTAAGTGCATCTGATCTTAAACTTAAACCAGAGTTTGCAGATCAAATTGTTAGTGATGTAGATACTAATTTAGTAAATGTTATTGATAATGCTGGTAGCCATAATGATTTACCTTTTTAGTTTAGTGTGAATTTACCAGCGGTAGGAAAGTACGGGTTAGATAAAAAAAACTATCTTGTGGAAGCCCGTGCTTCTCTTACCATTTAAATTTTAATTATGAAAAAAGATCCAATAAAAGAAGAAGAATTTTACAACAAGGATTTTAAATTTAGTTATTCATCATTGAATAAACTATTATTTAGTCCATCACTTTTTTATAAAGATTATATCCTTAAAGAAAGGGAAGAGAAGACAGATAAACACCTTATTGAAGGTAAGCTATTGCATCTGTTATTACTACAACCTGAAAAACTACTGGAAGAATTTTCTATTGTACCTAGTAAGGTTCCATCTGATTCGTTAAAAAGAGTATTAAAAGTTATAGCTGCTTGTAATGTATCAGAGTTATCTATGGTAGATGATAAAATAATTTTAGATGCGTTACAAGAAGTTAGTTTATATCAATCACTTAAAGATGAATCTAAACGTATAGCTAAGGTTCGTACTACAGAGTGTGAAGATTACTATGCATTTATGTGTAATACTAGTGGTAAAGATATTATAGATAATGATATGCTTGCAAAAGCAAAGGAAAGAGTAGAGATTATTAAGGATAATAAAGATATATCCTCTTTACTTGAGGTATCTGTTACTGACTTTGAAATAGATCCTGTTGAAGCATGGAATGAGAAATATTTAGAATGTGATTTAAAAGATCATAGGTTTGGTCTTAAAGGTTATATTGATAGATATGTTATTGATCATGAGTCAAAAGAAATAACTATTGTAGATTTTAAAACTACATCTAAAAGTTTAGATAAGTTTGCAGAAACAGTTGATTACTATAACTATTGGATGCAAGCAGTTATTTATATCACACTAGTAGTAAAAAATTCACTTGAAGATGCTAGTGATTATAAAATTAATTTTAACTTTGTTGTGATAGATAATTATGATCAAGTATATATTTTTGAAACTAGTGATGCTACTAAACAGAAATGGTATCAAGCCTTCTATGAAGTTCTTGAAAGTGCTAAGTATCACTATGAAGAAAGAGATTATAGTTTACCATATGAATTTGCAAAAGGTAATGTAATATTATAGTGAAAGGACTGTATAAAGAATATTTTCAAAAGAGTAAAGTCTTTCTTTATCCTTTGTTAGGGATAAAAAAGGGTATTAGGTTTGTTCCTGTACAAACATATATCAGCTATGGTGATAGATATGCTGAGTGCAGGAATAAACTTATATGCTTATATGTTCTTGATAAGGATAATAAAGATGAATTTGAATTATTCTCTGAAGTGTTTTTAGAAAACTCAGAGTTTTATTTAAACCATGAGCTTATAGATACATATAACCGTATTTATATCTTTGATTTAAAACCTTTTAAAACTGATTATGCAAAGTTTTTAAAAGGTAAATACTCTAAATTCAGAAAAAAGACTAAAGATTTAATTATGAAATTTTTTGGAGAGCATAGTTCAACCTCACAATATATTGAAAGTTATTTATTTCCTGAATATTATTGGGAAGACTATGCAGAGTTTCTTGCAATAAGTGAAAAAGATTTAGAAAAAGTTGGTGAGTTATGTAGCTTACCTGATTTGAATAAAGAAAATCTAGTTGAAGACTTGGAAATATTAAAAAAAGAATTAAATTTGTAAAAATAAAATAAAACTGATATGGCAAAGAAATCTAAAAAGTATATAGAGGAAAACCCAAAGTCTATGATGTTAATCAAAAGTGCTTTTGGCTCTAAAAAAAGTTTTAAATTAATTCCTATTACTAATGACTGTCCTTATGTTGAAATGTTATTTTCACCAGAGCAACAGATGATGGTTATTATTAGTAAGTATATGAAAGGTGCTTATCATATGGTACAAAAACTAGATGATAATGGAGATCCTATTCCTGTAAAAGGAAAACCAAGAGCAAATGGTAATAAGTTTAAAGAAGAAAGAAGACTTGTTGACACTTGTTCTGAACACTATATTCTTACTGAAGAAGAAATCAGAGAGACAATTAAAATGTTTGCAGTTAACCCTGATGCTATTGATCTTGATGAATTCTTTTTAAATGAGAGTGCTATTGTAGGTGGATCAGCTGATGTACCTGTACTTGAAAAAGTATAATTAGTTAACAATACCCAAATTATAGGGAGCTACGGCTCCCTTTTTTTTGGCTTAAAATGACATGACTATGAACCATTGGATAATGGACTATGAGACTTTGTCAAATTGTTTTGTGGCCGTATTCAAACACTACAAAACTGATGAGACACATGTTTTTTCTGTATGTAAATTACAGAATGATTATGATAAGTTCATAGAATTCCTTAAACAAAATATAGAAAATAGAGAGTGGCATATATCCTATAATGGACTAGCGTTTGATGCCCAAATAACTCATAATATAATTAAAGACCATGAGAACTTGAAACTTATGGATGGAGAAAGCATTGCACAAGAGATATATACATATGCTCAAGCCTGCATTGAAAGATCTAACAAGAATGAATTTCAAGAATTTCCTGAGTGGCATATGTCTATTAAACAAATAGATGTATATAAACTTAATCATTGGGATAATATGGCTAAAAGATCTAGTCTCAAGTGGATTCAGTATAGTATGGACTGGGATAATATGGTTGATATGCCTTTACCTCATGATACAGAGATTACTAACAAACAACAATTAGATATGATTGTAAGTTATTGTATTAATGATGTTGACTCAACCAAAGAAATATTTAATCAGTGCAAGCCTCTTATTGCTTTGCGTAAAAATTTAACTGATCAATATGGTATTAACTTATACAGTGCATCAGAGCCACGTATTAGCAAGGAATTGTTTGCATATTACCTTGGTAAAGAACTTGGTATACCTAAGTATGAATTGAAAAAACTTAGAACTTATAGAAATGTAATTAAAGTTAAGGATATTATCTTAGACTATATTGAGTTTGCAACTCCAGAGTTTAATAATCTTCTTGATAAATTTAAAACTGTAGAAATAAATCCTAACTTTACTAAGGGTGGGTTTAAGT